AACAACCACCAGTTGAACAACCACCAGTTGAACAACCACCAGTTGAACAACCACCAGTTGAACAACCACCAGTTGAACAACCACCAGTTGAACAACCACCAGTTGAACAACCACCAGTTGAACAACCACCAGTTGAACAACCACCAGTTGAACAACCACCAGTTGAACAACCACCAGTTGAACAACCACCAGTTGAACAACCTAATAATATTCCGTCGAGCACATTAGACACAATAGTAAAAATTAATAATCAGGCTTTAGAAACCGCGCATGAAACTGGCGACCCAAATTTAATCACTGCTGTTAATAATGGTAATAGTGATGTTATAGTAGCATTATCAAACGGTGATGTTGATACAGCAAAAACCATTGTGAATACTGATATGGGCGCAACTACTGGTGGTGGATTGGATGTTATAACTAATAATACGGGAACGACCACTGGTAATGGGTTAGATACTACAAACGGTGGTGGTTTAAGTGGGCTTGACATAGGAACCGTAGGTGGTACTACAGATGGTACTGTAGGCGGTACTACAGATGGCAATATTGGTGGTACTACAGGTGGTACTACAGGTGGTACTACAGGTGGTGGTGGTGGTGGTGGTGGTTTGGGTGGGCTCGATGCTGGTACAATAGTTGTGGAAGCAGAAAAACCTAAAAAAGAAGAAGACATACCTGAAATAGTTGTAGAAGCAGAAAAACCGAAAAAAGAAGAAGCTGTTACACTGCCAACTCCTGTTAACCCACCAACGCCAGTAATAAATTTACCAACACCTATTAAACCACCAACACCTATTACAACGCCAACACCTATTACAACACAGGCACCAACATTTGGAACAAATATGGCAACTACAAAAACTCCCCCAAAAGCAACACTAATAAAAGGTAGTCAAATTGCTTCTCCCTTAGCCAGTTCATATGTTGTTCCAACAAATACGTATCAAACACCCGCAGTAGATCCGCATCAATTAGAAGAAATACAAAATGCTGCAAATGGTGGTATAATACATATGGCAACCGGTGGTGATTTACCCATGAAAGCACGACAATTACGTGGTCAAACTGCACAACACAATAACTTAACAGCGTGGCATGGTGCTCAATTGTTTGCAAATGGCGGTCAACCTACGCCGAATGGGCACAACCCGCAGTTTTTTAGTGAAGGTGGGTTAAATTCAATTCATCACCGTTATGTGACAGGTGATGGTGATGGTACAAGTGATAGTATTCCAGCTATGTTGGCTAATGGTGAGTTTGTTATACCTGCTGATGTAGTTTCTAGTTTAGGAAATGGTAGTAATGATGCAGGCGCTGAAGTATTAGATGAGTTTATGAAAGTTATTAGAGCGCATAAACAAAATCATGATGCAAAAAATTTACCGCCTGATAGTAAAGGCCCATTGGCTTATTTAAAACAAGCAAAACAAAAAGTGAGAGCATAAAATGGCAGGAACATCAAATTCTTCTGGATTAAATAATTTACTGACTGATACTCAAGAAGTACAAACTACGTTACCATCTTGGATGAATACCGCGCAACAGAATGTTGCAAATCAAGCGAGTACTGCACTTTCAGCCGCCCCAACGTTTTCTAATACTGCTGCACAAGGTGTGGTTAATACTCTTCAAGGTTCTAACAATCCTTTTTCTCAAGCACAATCAAGTTTAAATACAATTGCATCTGGTGCAGCTAATCCGTGGATTACTGATCCTAATACTGGTGCCGTAACGCCAAACACAAACACTGCAATGGGTGGATTGTTTGCGGCGCAAAGAGATCAGTTAAACCAAATGCTGCCGTCATTAACTTCAGGCACAGAAGCTGGTGCTATTGGCTCTGGCAATTTTGGTAGCCTTCGTGGTCAAACTGCGGTGGATACATCAAAAGCAAATGCACTATCAACACTGGCAGCACAGCAAATGCAGTCAGCATTACAAAACCAACAAACTGGCGCAACTGCCGCGGGTACATTAGGTAATGTTGGTGCACAAGGAGTTACAGCTGGATTGACAACGGGTGCCGCACAAATGAATGCACCGTTCCAAGGTGCAACTAATTACGCTAACTTAATTAACTCAATTAATGCACCAGCTACGGTATCGCAACAAAATCAAATGTCTCCATTGTCTATGGTAGGTTCATTGGCAAATGCTGGTAGTGTTGGTAAGAGTTTATTAAAAGATTTAGGTCTTTCAGATTCCGTTTTAGGTAATATAGGTAAATCAATAGGCAGTTTATTTAATTCACCTACGTATGATAGTCAAAATAATTTAATTGATAGTAGTGGTAATGTTATACGAAACGCTGGAAGTGATACTGTTACGGGATGGACACAAGACAGTTTAGGTAATACATATAAGGATGGTGTTCAAACTAGTATACCAACTGGCTACACAATTGATCAAAACACTGGCGAACTAATACAGGAATAAATTATGGCAGAAAATGAAGAATTAAATCCGTTAGATACATTAAAAAATACAGTTAAAGATGAACCTTCTGTATCTACTTCTGTAACCTATAAACCTGGCACTGGCAAACAATTAGGCTCTTTTTCTGCGCCTAAAGGTACTGTTATGAGTTCAAGTGATAGCAAAAGTATACTTGAAAATATGCAGAAGATGTTAGCTGAGTATGATAATCCAATGAATAAATTCCAAAACTCTTTGCAAAAAGCACATGCTTGGACTTTATATGATAAACAACCAGCATTTAAAAATATTCAAGAACAAGAAGAGCAAGATCGTTCTAATAAATACAATATTATGCAAAACATGGCGGCGTTTGGTGCCAGTCAAAATGCAGCAAAAAGAAAGCTAGAATCATTACAAAACCTTAGTACCCCTAGTGCTGGTACCCCTAGTGCTGGTACCCCTAGTGCTGGTACCCCTAGTGCTGGTACCCCTAGTGCTGGTACCCCTAGTGCTGGTACCCCTAGTGCTGGTACCCCTAGTGCTAGTGGTAATGATAATTTAAATTTCATGAATGCACCAGCCAAAGCAGTGTTTTTTAAATTGTTAAATGAAGGTAAAGCAGACGAAGCTGAAGAGTGGTTGAGAAAACAAATTTCAACATATAGCAATGCTATGTACACAGCACAGGCTGACAAAGAAAAACTTCCAGAATCAACAAAATTGTTTCAATACATTATGCGTCAAAAAGAACCAGAAAAAAGTATTCTTCTTCGTCAGCATTATCCAGAAATTTATAAACCCACTCCCGAAATTGTTACTTCTGGTCCACAAGAAGGTGAAACAATTAACAAACCATCTTTTATGCAACAACAAACTAGTGGAATGCCTCCACCACAAACTAGTGGAATGCCTTCACCACAAACTAGTGGAATGCCTCCACCACAAACACCTCAAGGTAATTTACCGCCAGGTGTTTCTAGTGGTGTTGGGTATCGTATTAACCCGATTACAGGTAAATCAGAATACCATGCAGGGCATGATATACCTTTAGCTGCAAATACCCCAGTAACAGCAAAAACACACCAATTATTATCACCTATTATAGGTGGCAAAGTTATGGAAGTTACACCAACTAATTTATCTGGTGGGTTTGGCAACACCGCAGTTATTCGTGGTGCTGATGGAAAAGATTATCGATTAGCACATTTTAATGATGTTAATGTTAAACCTGGCGATACCATTACTCAAGATACAGTAATTGGGGCGGCTGGTAATACAGGTAAATCAAGAGGCAACCATTTACATATTGAAGAAATTAAAGCAAAACAACCTAGTCAAACTACCAAGCAAGGTGAAATTCCTACTGTACAAAGTATGGAAAGAGAAAAACAATTTGCAGAAGCACAACTAAAAGAAGCTGGTGTTGAAACTGGTAAACGTCGTGCTGCTTTAGAAAAATCAAAAAGCGAAATTTCTGATAATAAAAGAGATGCCCTTACTATATTAAATATTTTAGATAAAAGCCCAAAATCTGTTGGTTTAACTTATGGAAACCCACTAACTGGAACTTTATCAGAAGGAATTAAATTTGTAACTGGTAAAGATATTGAACCGCTTTTAGAAAGACAAATGCTTACGCCAGATGAAATAAAAAATCGTAAAACATTTGAAGCTTCAGCAGAAAAATTAGCACTTGCATATAGAAGTTCTGTATTTAAAGGGACAGGTGCTGTTTCCGACATGGAAACATTAGCTGCTAGGAAAGCAAGCGGATTAGAAAAAGAAAATCCTGCAGAAGCTAATAAATATTTTGCCACACTTTATGCAGAAAATTTTAGAGCGCATGAAAAATTAATTACTGCTTGGGATGATTATCAAAAAAATAATGGTGGATCAAAAGCAGATTACGGTAAATTTGAAAGAACCGATGATTACAAAAATGTATTCAAAGAAAAAGAAGAAAGATTAAAAAGCCATTTTCCAGAATTATCATCATCATCGGGAATTGGTTTTGGTGAGAAAAAACAAAATACTGGACCTTCAGAAGCGGAATTAAAAAATTGGAAAAATCGATATGGCACAAAATGAAAAAATTGATGAATTATATAGCCAGTTAAGAGAAGCCGATAGTTTAGCGCAAAAGGGTGATAAACAAGCCGCCACCGACGCTCAACAAATTTATAATTATATTCAAGAATTAAGTCGTGAAAATTTTGTCGAGACACCCCGAATTTTAGGTGGTGCAATTGGTGTTGGAGCTGGTGCTGGCGTAAAAGGTTTACAAATGATTCCAACAGGTATTTCTAAAGCTGGTCAATTATTTGGACAAGCCGCAGCAAAAGAGATGCTTGCTAGCGGTATGTCGCCAGATGCAGTTGAAAAATGGTATTACAATAGTAGCAATTACAAAAAATTTGGCATACCGTATCAAGAAGCTATAAATTACAAGCATGCGCATGCATTAGCTCAACCACAAGTAAATGCATTTTTAGACGCAAAAAAATTAGAGCCTTTAAATGCTTTGTTCCCCACACTTCCACCAACAATACCAACAACTGGTGCACCACCTAGTGCTCCACCAATAACTAAACCATCTATGGTAAATAGCATCATGAATGCTCCCATGCGTGGATTAGAAAAAGTTGGTTCTGCTGTGGCTCCCTATGCATCTGCGGCTGGAAAGTTTTTAAACCCAATGGCTGCTTTAGGTGGTGCTGGTTATGCCGGTGTGGATATGTATAATCGTGGTAAAACTGGGGATACAACGGGTGAAAATATTGCCATGGTTGGTGCACTTGGATCATTAGCATCTATGGCACCTCACCCACTTGTAAAAGGTGTTGGAACAGGTGTTGCATTAAGTGCAGAAGCCCTCAATGCTTATCGTGATAAATTACGCCGCGGTGAAATTGTTCATGGTGGGGCACAACAAAACGTCGATGCATCTGGCAATGCTTACTCAACTGGCGGATTAGTGCATCTGAAGAAAAAATAATCACTTCCTATAGCGTTTACCATACCACCCCTCAGCCGCAAGTGGGAAGTCACTAGCCCATGATGGTGGTGTGGTCATGATGCCTATCACTTCATCCATAGCAGATTCACCATGTTGTTCATCAACTAGGAGTAATACTTCATCATGTATGGAATTCACCAACTCATAGCCAGCCTCTTCAAGATTGAGCATACTGTTCGCCAAGAAGTCCCGAGCAGTGCCCTGAACAGCGGATTGGAAGATACTACTGCCAATCAACTGGTTCCTACTCCAGCCTCGAGTATAGGTGTTTTGACTATGGACGGTGATGCCCTCCTTAGTACTACCCCAAGGTGTCATGAGCAACTCGAGTTGTGGCCGTTGCCAACAGATCAGTCTACCACTCGGTAGTTGCATCCAAAGTGCACTTTTTGCACATTTCAAAACAATCTTGTTCCCTGCCCTAAAAGGCAAATTGGGATTATTCACAGCCTCAATCGCGGCTTCTTCACACTGATACCACAGTTCTTTTACCCTAGAGTATGACGAACGATAGTTCTCCACAGCCGCTTTAGCCTGTGCTTCGGATATTTTGACTCCCATTCCCTCAGCATACTTAACAAGTCCTTTAGCCCCTTGTCCGAACATTGCTCCAAGAACTGCCGACTTGGAAACCTGCCGTTGATCCTTCGTAACTGCATCATAAGGCACATGATATAAACTTTCCGACGCAAATACCTTGTACTCATCTAGTCCCTTTCTGAAGAGCTCAACCTTGTCGTTTTGTCCTGCGAGCCATACTCCGACCCTATTCTCGATGGATGAAAAATCCACGTCAACGAAGGTCTGCTCCATAGGAGCCCTAATCGCACTTCGCACCAATGAGGAAAGTTCTCGCATAGTACCAACTCCTTGACTAAAGACTCTTGGTATTGCATCCTCAATCTGTCTGTCTTCAATGCTAGGCCGTGCGATATTCTGTAAATTAAGTCCACCACGACTAGCCCAACGACCAGTAGAAGCCCCATGGTAGACCAACGTATTCCTAATTTTTCCATCTCTCTGTATCTCCAACATTTTAGCGTACTTAGCCACGCTAGTCTGGCTTCCTTCTTGTCTTAATTCTAACACCCTACGAACCTTTGAGTCTATGTTGCACTGCAACATTTTTTCAACCGTCTCAGCTGTCAAATTGTCCAACTTGTCCAAATTGTTTCTGTTAATCCAGTCCAGCAATTTAGCCCGCTCAGAGGGCTTGCAGCCTGTCAGTGATACCAACTCATCATCTAGTGCCTTTTGTGCGCTTAGAACGGCTTTTACGGCGTTTTGGAGTTCTTTTGGATCTACTGGCACACCGCGCAAATTAATACGCTGGGTTAATTCCCAGATTGCCTGCTCGCTGTCAGACAGCGGACGCAGTTTGGAGACGATGGACATCTCAGTTCGCACGTCTTGTTTACAGTACTCATACAACTGTCTGAGCAGTTCTGGGTCATTATTAAACTCACCATTCTTGTTGGGTTTGCATAACTTCTGAATCAACTTAGCACCAATGGGGTCTTTCTTATGGGTTGCATCCATAAATAAAGCCGCGTCACCAAGACTCTGTGGTATGTTATTGGCTGCCGCTATCGCCATACTGTCAATGCACTGGCTGAGTTTGAGTACTGGCCAGCCGTACTTTGGCACACAGACACAGTTCCAAATGGCGTACTCAAACATGGCGTTCCATGCTTGTATCTTGCCACCGTTGGCAACGTGCTCCACTAAGGCGCCTGGGGTTTTTCTACTTGGTACATAAAGGCCTATGGCATTTGGCGACGTGCCGAAGGCAACGCACAGTACCTCGGTTGATGGGTCGTTGGCATATACATCCAAACCCCTATCAGTTAAATCAATAATGCTACGTGTCTCAAAGTCAATGCTAAAAATCATAAATGCTCCTAGGCAAGCAGACGTATCTGCGATTAAAAATACATCATAACATGCTTTATGTTATCGTGCAATAAAAAAAGGGCACCGAAGTGCCCCTAAATACCACCATGTGAAATAGTTTAAAATTTATTACTTTTGCTTCTATTTTTAGACTTTTCTATTATTTGCAAATTCCAAGGGACGTGCAATCCAGAAACATTAGCCCCTTGTAAAGGGATAATATGATCTACTTCACAATCAAACCCTTTTTGCCTTAAATATTTTGCTTCAGAATAATAACATCTCATAACCATAAAATGACAAGAATTTAACCATTTTGGGGTTCTTTGCAAAGTTGCTGCTCTTCGTTTAGCTTTATTTGCATAATAATCAACTTTATTTTTTTGATAATATTCTCGTCGTTTAGTTCTTTCATTTTCTAAATTGCTTTGGTAAGTCTCACTACGATTTTGTGAATTATAGCGAGACTTATCATATTTTGCTCGGCAAGATTTGCAATGGCTGTGGTATCCATCTTTATTTTCTTTTTTAATAGAAAACAAAGTTAAACTTTTTACTTCACCGCAACGACTACAAGTTTTCATATTTCACAAGCCCCCGCAACGCATGCTAACATTTGACTTCCTTCCACATTATCAGTTTGTTCTTTAAACTGTAACCAATCAATTAAGGGTACCTGAGCTTTTAATGCCAAATACTCTTCTTCAGTACATTCCTCATAAGGCGCCTGGCGATAAGAATGTTCTGAATATGGTAAAAAAGAAACTCCGCTAAGTTCTTCAAAATTCTCAAACACCCACGCCCCAACTTTTGGCCATTCGTTTTCAGAAACTGAAACCGTGATAGAAGGTTTGTGTTCTGTAAATTTGCGCTGATACGTAAGCCACAGTTCGAGGTGTGAGATTGGATCAACGTCCTCTCGAGTGAGTCCGTCAGGTGCTCGTTGGGGGAAAGAGAATACTGTCGTTTGTTCGGGTTTGTAGACGCATGGTTCATTTGGTATGCCTTGTTGAATTAAAAATTGGGTAAGTGGGTCTTTTGAATCGCCTCTAACTCTGCGGATGTAGAATTTAGAATGTCTTGGGTGGATTCCAGAAGCACTATCAACGAGTTGGCTGACGGTACCGCTCGGTTTAACGCAAGTAATCGCAGTGCTTGTAGGGATACCAAGCAGGTCTGCAAATTCTGTATTTGTTCGTCTAGCTTCCTCTCTAAGCTGGGTAAGTAAGTCATCTAGTTGTTCTCCTCTTGTACATGTGAGTTGGTTGTCGTAAATGCCAGTGAGGGAGACACCCAGAAGCCGTTCATCTTCAGTATTTCTCTGCCACACCTTCCGCAGATAGGGGAACTTTGTAAAAGTGGCTTGGATGGTGCCAAGGATAGATGCGAGCCGCACTTTACGCAGCAAAGATTCTCTTGTGTCGTCATGGCGTATTACTACCTCTGTAAGGTTACAAAATTGGTATGGCCGAAGAACAATCTCTGAGCAGGGGTTAGTCCCGAACTCAAAGTTAGGATCACGAAAACCGTACTTCTCCACGGTTTTACGCGCAGCGTCACGGTTGAAGATTCCACGCTCTCCGCTATGTGAATTGTATAGAGACAACCACTCCTCCATAAACTTTCCAACGGTAGGAGTTTCATTATAAACCGCGCTATTATTGGCGAGCGCACGGTGAGGTGCAGTCTCCCACCACGGTCCAGCTTTAGCATGTCGAATCCTTTCATCATCTAGGTCTGACAGTGAAATCATAGCCGAGCGGCGCACGCCACCCACAACCACAACCTCACCAATTTTACACATCAAGTCGTGGCACTCAAGTGAGTTTAACTTACGACCCTTTGCATTCTTAAACATTGCCACAGTAAACGCAAACAAGTCCTCTAATGGTTGGGGCCCTGAAGCCCGTCCGCCAAATGTTTTGAGTCTTGTTCCGGCAGGTCTAACCCCAGAAGTGTCCCAGCGTGGAATCTCTCCTGCGTATAGGTGTGCAATGATAAGTCGAAGGGCCTTTGCCCATCCTTCTTTGGAGTCGTGCACTCGGATAGCGTGCTCGCTTGCATAGAGGTTGTCTGGCACCTCGGGCAACTGAGAGATGTATTTGGATTCAACTGAGAACCCAACGCCAGTACCGCAGAGCAAGATGAACATAGCTTCGTCGAAGGACTTTGGGTCATCGACTGGTAGATACGAGCAATTATAGATACAGGTGTTATCACGGTCAGCTGCCTTTCCAGCGGTCATTACTGCCCTCATCGAAGGCATTACTTCGTGGTTTAAAATTGCGGAGAATAACTCTTTTTTCAACGCACTATTTGCGGAGATTATCGGTGTTCGTGTAAAAACGTAATCAACAAAACGTGTTACTGTTTCATCCCAGGTTTCACGTCTGCCCTTGTCGTCGATAAAACGGGCATATCTGCTTGCTGCAATATATTCTCTATATTGATCCATGGCTTCTCTTTATTGTTATTAGTTGATAAAAAAGGGCTGACCAGTTTCTAGTCAGCCCGCTCACTACATGAGCACTACTTATACTGCGAAATCTGCTGCTGCGGAAGAAACACCACCTAACTTCTCACCATCTTCCAACTTCTGTAAGTTATTCAAACCGCACGCAATACCCTTAGAACCTGCTGCATTGTATGGGTAGAATGTAACTGAGGCACGACCATAACAGCCACTATAAAAATCAGTTGTATCGTACAGTGCTTCACGATTAGCATCAACGATGTCTGGCTTTTGTGCTGAGTTAGCATTGATAAAATAATGACCAGCATATGCTTCGTCTTCTTTCTCAACATCACCATCACGTAAACCACCTTTTAACATCTTAGGCACAGAACCGCCAAAGAAAGCCGCGTTGGTTGCTTTACATTCTTCAAATGCTTTTTGAAGTTTAGCAACACCTTCTTTATCTGACTTTGGAATTAAGATAGATACAGAATACTTTGGTGTGCCACCATCCATACCAGCTTTTGGAACAAACACATTGGCGTATGAAAAACGTACTTTGCCAGTTACGATTTTAATTTTGTTTGACTGCATTTTAAGACTCCTATTAACATTAGAACTAGACTTGAGTCGGGGCTAGTTCGTCTACCCGTAAAACTATTATACATGCTTTTATGAATCGTGCAACAAACCATGTATTTCTAATGCTCTATGCACAGCCAACGCATTAACAAAATCGCTTCTACACTCATAATCCTCAAGGGCTTCTGGGTTTTCTGCTATGTAATCAAGTACCTCATATACATTATTGCGTAAATACAACACTGAATTTCTTTGCCCACTTCCTGGCAATCCTTCAAAATCTTTTGTGTACGAAGTAATTAAATGCTCTGGAACTTCTAATCTTTTTCCTAAATATTCAACGTACATAGGTGCCTTTCTTATGTTTGTAATGTCACCATAACCAATCCTACATTTCCTAAAGCATAACCAAGAAATGAGATCCCCATGCCTACTTGGCCTTTCATTATAAATTGAATTGCTACAAATAAATAAACTAAACCAATTAAGCCAATTAACCAAGCGTTCATTTGAAATCCTCTTTAGCAGTTTCTTTAACACGAACTAACTTAGGTTGTCCATCTGGTCGAATAATTAAATCACCTAACCAAGCCGCAACTTTTCCTTTAGGTCCAATCTTTTCTAATGCAGCAACTGATTTTAATTTAGGTGTTTCCCAAAGTTGTTCTTTTGATAAACCATGTTCAATCAATACGGTGGCAGCAAGTTCATTATCAACAATTTTACGGTGCGTTACTGTGGTTGATAATTTATAACCATTTGGTATTTTGTTTTCCTCTACGGCTTTGGTGAGCGCGTACTCTTCAACATCATTTACCCACGTTTTTAGATCTTGGGCTTTGGCAAGGACGTTGATGATTTCTTCTTCACTAAGGAGCGGGGGGTCTTTGAAGTCTTGTTTGGCAAGTTCTGTGTTGAAGTCAGAGCGGGCACGGCACTGGGCTTTTGCTCTACAGAATTGACACCAGTCGCCTGGGAGAAATTCGCCGGAGCCCGCCCACGCCTTCTTGGCTTTTGGTTTGATGAAGTAATCCGCCCAGTCGAGGAGTTTCGCAATGGTCGTGCCATCGGTACTGATCGAGTCGAGTCGGGGTTGGTGGATGGTGTAACTGACGTCTTTGATGTTGGGGTATTCGTCTTTGAATTTGGAATAGGCTCCGAGAGCGTAGAGTCTGAGTTGGGAGTTGTCGGTTGCGGAAACGGGTATTCCTTTTCCAAACTTGAGGTCGATGATGCGAATGGAGCGCTCAGAAAGTATAACCACATCGGCTGTACCAAATCCGTCAGGAACCCAGTCAGAGAAGTCGACACGTTGTTCAAATAACGGTGTGTCGCCGTCACCGATTTGGGAACGGACATAGAGAACGTAATTGTTGACGTTTTCCTCGAAATCCAACTGCTCTTCCTTCGTATATGTTTGGTATATCGGGTGCGCTTGAATGGATTCATATTCATCGTTGTATTCCTGTTGACTAATTTGACCAAAATAGATTTTTAAGCGTATTTCGCTTAATGTGTGAGCCAATGTGCCTTCCGCAGAGAAATCAATCCCCTTGGTATTTCTTTTAGGTTCTGGGAGGGTTGCTTCAAGTCTTGCTGAGGGTGTGCATGATATCCATCGTTTAGAACTGGAGGCACTTAATAGGGCGTGAGCTGTCATGATATTCTTTCAATTCGGTTTAACTGTATATATACTAATGCAAAAAATCGCACAAGTCAACCCGAATTAAAAAAATATTTATTTGAGGGCGGAAAGTAATTCTGCTATTTCTTTGTTGAAATCAACCACAACTTCCTGTTTAATATTCGCTTTTATTTCACGATTATCTTTGTAGTCATCGGGATATTGACCCCGTAATGCGATTTCTGCTACCCGAGAATTAAAAGTTCTATTATCAACGTTCGCCAACATCATATTTTCCCAATATGCTTGTCCATAAGTGGTGGCTAAATCCATGGTTTCTTTAAATTCTGGATCTTCTTCTTTCCATTTTGCTGCGGTGGATTTACTAATATTAACTGCGGCATACATCGATTTTTGGGACGCACCTTGCTTACCCAATTCTAAAATTGTGTTCGCCATTTCTTTTGTAAATACTTTTTTATTTGCGGGTGGTCTGCCTCTAGTAGCCATTAACAGTTCCAATTTTTTAATGATGCTTTTGCTCGGGGTGCGTCACCTTTAGCATGCTTAACCACACCTTCCATACGCGCACAGAACGATGCTTTACGACCCTTATCAGATTCTGTCTTTGGGTTTGGAGCTGGTGCCTTTAAATTGCTACCGTTCTTGGCGTTGTATTGTGCTCGACCTTTGGCAGTCATACCAGCACCTTGTTCGGTTTTGTTGTATGTCTTGCCAATACCAGTAGTTTTTTTGGGGATTGCTTTGTCGTGTGCCATTATTTTGGTTTCTTTGCAGTTTTAGCTGAGTCTTTAAAGTCTTTAGCCGATGGAGCACCTTTTGCCCCTACCTTGCGCATTTTTTCACCAGAGCCAGCCTTGATGCGCTCTTGCTTTCGGTGAATATTTTCGTATAGTCCTGGCTTTGCCATGATATCTCCTTGAATTGGGTAGGTTTCAAAGCGTCTCCCGACGAGTTTTACTCCCTTATATCTACTAATGCAAAAAATCAACTAAAACCGCCCTAGTTGGGCATGATAATAGTTTTCTTTTTTGGTGACGGTGGGGTTTTATTTGCTGCTTGATTGGCACGAAGCACCTCATTGAGCATCATTTTAGTCATTGCCATGGCTTTTTCTTGATGTTCAATTTCCTGTTGTTGCGAAGTTTGAACAGCCTTACGCTCAACTTCAGCAATAATATCGTTACTAATTCCCGCTTTTTTCAGTAGTTGTCTTAGATTCATCTTCTGCCTTTTTATTTAACTCTTCAATCTGTGGGGCGCACTGATCTTGAATATTCACGATAAGGTTTGCCCAAGCCATTACGGGTGTTGTGAGTGGCTTGTTCACCATGTTAATAATGTCATTAATTTGTTCGATGGTATATTGCAGTACTACTACCTTATCACTTAATGGGTTTTTTATTTCCTCAGTCATCTTTATTTTTACCTTTCTTAAAAAACTCTTCATCCCATTTACCAAAATGACCAGCTTTAATCATTATTTCAAACCCTTCCCACAGACGCTCGCACTGCAATTCATGGACACGCATAATACCGTCAAGGTAGTTTGCCACCTCGTCTTCATCCATTATGCGTGGTTTGTCTATGTATTGACGAATAAATTCTTTCATCAACTCAGCAGTGTTCCACATCTTAATGATGTCTTGCTCTAAATCAAATCGGTCGTACTGACTAAATAATTTCATTTCTTTTTCCTTTTTGCTTTTGCTTCTTTAACCTTACCTTTAAAATCATAAAAAAACCATGTTCCCAATACTTCAATAGCTGCAACTACGTTTTGATAAATCTCTTTATCATCGTCGTCCAAATTTTTACCACTTTTTAAATCTTCTGATAGGTTAAGGTAGGTTTCCATTAGGGCGCCCCTTACTATCTCATCACCAAACTCATCATCAATTTCAACCATCATTTTCCGCACTCCCCATACTTACTCCGTTTAGTAATCTCTCGGTTGATATACCAAGCCGCCTTTCGTAAATCCTGGACTGCGTTGTCTTTAAGATCCGCTCGCCATATATACTTAACGGCATTACCAAGATTAAATCCCATGTGCTCGGTAATTTGGATACACTCGACACCGCTTGGGTGTGCTGTGTAATGTTTTGGCCTATTAACATTGTCTTTTTCTCGCTCAAGTAATTCACACATTGAAGGTATTTCATAATTACATGTCATTTAACTTCTCCCTTTTAATTTCACAAACAACCATTAAAACTTCCATCATATTTTCACAAAAGAAAATCTTCTTAATAGGTTCAAACTGCGTCGTATCAATTTCATCTACATCAATTAGTACTTGTAAATGATAAGCACCACCTTTTTCATGCTCAATAACTAAATGCATATTATATCCCCAATTCTTTTTTTAAAAATTCAATCCCAGATAAAAAATGATGTCGCCAATATTTTTCACTCATATTCAAATCATTATACGATAAACCTTGTAAAAATGCATTAAAAATTTCTCGTTGTTTTTCTTGCATGCGCGTATCAATTAGGCGTTTTATATCTAATATGTCGTCACTATCCCATAAAAGCCAACCACTGCTCTCAATAATGCTTGATGAAATACCTTCTGTTTCATCTTGCTCAATTGGATCAGGATCTTCGTCTGATAGTCTTGGTGCTACTGCTTGTATTTTTGATGTCATAGTTTTAGTGATTCCAATAATGCGTCTTGTAAATTAATCTTACCTTCTAATACTTCTACTACTTTTTGGTCAATGCTGTTATTTACAATCAGGTGGTGTATGACAACAGGTTTTTCTTGCCCTTGGCGGTATACCCGTGCATTCGCTTGGATGTAGTTCTCTGAGCTCCAAGGTAAGTCGAACCAGACCGTCTGTGCAATTTCTCCACTGTTGCACTGTAAATTAATCCCGATTCCCCCCGATTGTGGGTGTGCGAGCAACATACGAATCTTCCCACTACGCCACGCCTCAATGTTGTCATCGTCCAGCACCACGGCGTACGGGAAACTGAGGCGAATCCTCTGTAGACTGTGCTTAAAGTGATAGAAGACGAGTGTCGGAGCGGAAGATTCTTCCATGATCGACTCAAGGTATTCCATTTTAGAACGGTGTATTTCGTGTGTTGTTCCTTCTTCTTTGTAAACTGCGCCGCTAGTGAATTGGAGTAACTTGCCCGCCAACGCGGCTGCTGTTGGAGCCGTGATGTTCCCCGTATCTGTACTAAGGACCATGTCTTTTCTAAGTTCGTCATATTGCTTCCTTACGTTAGTGTCAATTTCAATTTGATGGTAAATGTTACTTAATGTCGGTAATTGTAAATAATCACCTGCTTTTAGTGACAAGCATATGTCATTTATTTTATTCTGTATAAGTAAACTACTGGTTGGCTTTGGTACCCAATTATAAACCACGCCAGTGTGTCTGTTACGTTGACCTGGCTCCATATACTTATCCCTAAACTTTGTTAGGCTCGTCTCCAGCCTCTGGCCTAAGTCTAAAATGCCAACCTGGCTCCATAGGTCTTGTAAACCTTGCGGCGACGGTGTCCCAGTTAGAATCAACCTTCTCTTGAAACTTTTTAGGTGTTTCTTCAGTGCTTTGAATCGCTTCGTTGCCGGATCCTTGAACCGACTGCTCTCGTCGATGATAAGATAGTCGAACTCCTTCTTCTGTTCTAACAACCACACTAAATTCTCTAGATTGGTCACATAGATGTTTGATGAACTTTCTAATGCTATCTGCCTTTGCTTCGGTGTCCCCATCACTTTCGCCACCTTGAAGTGCTTCAAATGCTCCCACTTCTGACATTCCTGAGCCCATACCGACTCCGCCACTCGCTTCGGTGCCACGATGAGGGTTGTCCCCTTCGGTGCCTCCGAGATGATGGTGAGCGCCGTCACAGTCTTCCCCAAACCTGGCTCCATGAACAGCCCCATGTGCGGGGTTGTCTTGGCTTTCTTGATGACTTCCAGTTGGTATTGGTGTAGGTTGGTTTTGTTTAACATGATATTCTATATAAAGTGCAGCAAATCGTAAAAGTTCGGGTGAGTCTTTGAATTTACCTAGTCCAGTGTTACATAACCTACAAAGAACGCCGCGTAATTTTTTGGTTGTGTGGCAATGATCAACGTTGGTATCTAGTTTGTTTTTAAATGGTTCACGACAAATTGCACAGACATTATTTTGTTTAGAAATGATGTCATTTTTTTGTTGTGCCTCAATTCCATATCGATGACGTAAATTATATGTTTCCCTAGTTTGCTTCAATGAATGCCTCCACATCTTCTTTTGATTTTAACACATGCACTGGAAAACCATGTTGTTTAAGTTCGTCGAATACGAGCACTTGTCTTGGGCTTAGTTTTCCCGTTTCCGTTTTTAGTTCTACTAGGTGTACTTTTTGGTTTAGAAACACTAGCCTGTCCGGCACCCCCGTCACTGTCGAGAGCCATTTGTAACATAGTCCCGACGATTGCTTGATTCGTTTCATTAGATACTTTTCTATTTCTTTTTCTAGCACTTTCACGGTTGTCATCCTCCGTTGCATAAATCGCAAATACCTGTTTAAAAATATGCTCTCCCAAATACGAGCGAGATTCATCACCAATTTTAGCCTCATCTTCACCAATATATTGAAACACATGGGTGGTGGTGTGTGATACTTCATGGTAAATAATACCCATCCGCTCCAGAGCATCTAGTTTTTTCATTTCTTCATAATTAAACACAATGCCCAACATAGAGTGCAATGTGCCTTCTTGCTGAATATAATGTGACTCTGCAATACCAAGATCGAGAGCACTATGTTTAGTTGTTATTTTGGAGTTCCTGACGGCTTGTTGAAAAGCCTCGTCAGAAAAACACACCTTTATTTTTACATTAAAGTGGCCAGTATCTGCTTCGTAGTAAAGTAATTGTTCGATAGTCATGTTATCTGCGGCTCACTTTTTGGTTGATATTTGTCTAAAATGTTAGCCATGTCGCACATTTCTAATGACCCACCCTGTTCTTTGAGTTGCTTTTCAAAGTCCACATATACTTGCGCGGTATGTGCACTCATGCCTTGTGACTTTTTGTGACATAAATACACACTGCCTGACTCATTGTGTATTTCGTAATGATTATCATTCTCAATTACCTTGACGATGCCCGAGCTGAGTCGCCAATTATCTGATCCCAAGAAGCCGCCGTACCAACTACCCATCACTTTGTCGATGTCCAGTTCGTCTATTTTTAAGTTTACAACCTGCCACCTATCCGGTATATATTCTGCCATAATTCCTCCTTTTCAATATGAAACACAAAATCGTACAATTACTTGGAAACTCAAACTTTTTCGTACACTTACACACTTTTTCGTACAAATCTACACTTACCCTAACTTTTCTTTCAACAAACTAATCTCTTCTCGCAATACACCAATCATATGTCCTGCTTCGTTCAATTCGGCTTCTTGTTGACGTAGCATGGTGGCGGCTAATTTAATATCTTCATAATCTGTGCCTGTATAAATCTCATCCAATTTATAAGCTAATTCATTTGCTGTCATCTTCATCCTCCACAACAAAGTCCAAGTGTCCTTCAAATACAAAACCACAGCCACGCAAGAAGTCTTCAAAATGTAGTACAACTTCGCCTAATTCAACAGTCTCAAACTCCATGCCAAAGTTAGCATGATGTTCTTCATATACTGTGTTGTTACGTTCTTTTGCAAATGTAAATATCATTTCTCACCCCCTTCAACCATATAAACAATACCGCCAATTAAAATTAATAAACAAATAACAGAGCCAAACATACCAACTAAAAACCACAAAACTTCATTCATTGTTCTCTCGCTTTCATCATTGCGTCTGCAATTACATAACAGTCTTTTGCATCTTTGATTTCTTCATTTTTATGCCATGTCATTATGTTCATCGCTTGACAAGCAAAGTAATCTCTTAAATCCATGCCTTGATGTGGGTCATCCCATGAATCTAATGGTTTTGTTGTTGGAAATGCTTTCATTTCTTCCTCGCTTCCTTTTGTTCTGCTAAGTAATCCGCCTTCCATTTGCGATAACCTTCTTGGCATTTTTCACATTCACATTCAAACGTAACCATATCAGGGTCAACAAGCATACCCTCGCCTTTAATTGGTGCTAAACCAAATGGATTTTCTAAACTCATAAGTTCTTTTTGTTTCATTTCTTCCTCGCTATTCTGCAATCTGCTTTCTGTTGTGGTGTGAAATCAGGGCTAATCTCTGACAGCTCACAGTCCCGTATCTTCCAGTGAGTCGGATCGTTTGGAATGATTGTCACAACCAAAACGAACCCACAAATAAACGTCGCTATTAATCCAGCCAGTGTTTTCAAAATGGTGCCTCCTCGACTTCATAAGTTTTAAACTTTTGTGGCAGTTCTTTAATGCTTAAACTCGAATCACTACCAATAAAGTTTTTTGCTTGAGCTTTGGTATGAAACCCGCGCAGTGATTCATTGTTCTCATCCACCACCATAAAACGAGTTGCCGTATACATTGGAATGTTTAACACCATATTAAAATACCTCCTCACTAAAAGATTCAATACTCGCAATATACTTCATCGCTTTTGGATTTAATTTAACACCACGATATATGTGTATTCTACCACCGTTTGATCTGTCAATGTCAACATCAATCTGATGTTCTTGTGTTGCAGCCAAAAAGCGACGTTTAAATGCCAGTTCAGTGCCAGGGGGCAATGATTTTGCTAAAGCCCATCGTTTATAGCAAGCGAATACATCATCCTTCGCCACAGTTCCAATTGCATCAAACACTAAGGCATCCTCACAGAACGAACCAATTGGATTACCCAGTTCAGCCATCAAGTCTAATAAGTTACGACCAGACTTAGGTTGTATAAAATGTCCACCCCTTTCTAATCGACGTTTCAGCCCTTCCATCGCCCAGTTAAAGATGCCCGACAACTCTTTTGACAATCTTGAAAACAGTTCAGTATCTTCGCCATCATAAAAGGATTTTGTCATCTTGAGTACCACCATACGACCAGTCAAAGCGTTGGAGTTTTCAGTCAACTGCAACACCTCATTGGAATACACTATGATTCGTGTTGGGAGATAGCCGTTCCACGACTCCTTGTTCTTTCGATTGACTGTAACAGTGTCGCCGCCAACAATTCTAAGGAGTTGAGAGACAACAGCACTACGGTTACGCTCAGGGGCACGGGCATCGGTGAAAGAAGCGAGTAACTTACCCAACCAAGGTTGAAGACCAAAAGTATCACAGAGTTCCTCCAATTGTGGTGCTACTGTATTGTGTTGACCAAGAAGTTCAACGAGCACCTTGTTAATCGTTCCCTTGCCCGAACGACGTGGGCCAATGATATTAAAAAACTTCTGTTGCCTTGTATCTCCACTGATGACGTACCCAAATATCTCTTGCAGTGTTTCAATTGACTCTGGATCAGCACCCCAAATGGATTCTAAAAACTTCATCCACTCGGGACACAATGCCTTCGGGTCATAAGCAAATGGTAATGAGTTTGGTGTAAAGAAACCAAGTGAATGAGGCAACACTACATAGTCTTTCAAATGAAACAATCCATTTTTAAGTGAGATTAAATCTCTTGCATCGGGTTGGTTGTTGGCATAACTCTCTAACCAAATCGGTGGCTTAGTGTTAGGATGGTTTGGTAAGTGGGTGATTGACTTCACTGCATCCAATGCCGCGGACACACTTGCCGGTGAGGGGTTGAACGAAACCAATTGACCCTTCTTATCAAACTTCTTACACTTATCCAAAAAAGTATACAATTTAGAACGAACGGTAGCCTCTTCAATAATCTCATAATGTGTGCCAACGTGCGAGTAAAAGTCCTCAGCATAATGCACTAACGAATATCCCTCTTCGTTGGTAAACAAACTATCAAGAAAAATCCTCGCATGATTCATCGTGCCTTGGTCTAACACAATCTCACCTCGCTCCAAGGCTTCTTGACGAACTTTAGAGTTTACCTTGTAAATGAGTGATCGCAATGTGTAAATTCCAAGGTTGTTTCTTTTAAATGTCTTCCATTTCTCAAAACACGAATTTGGACCCGTTGCCTGGTATGATGACACCGAACCATCTGCATACGACCACCTATCCCACAACTCACACGCTTCGGGATCACCTTTAAATTGATGATGTAATGCACATCCAATGTTCAGCCAGTCTTGATACCCACAATTTGGGTCTAATTGGGTGAGTAATTGGGTTTCTACCCTTGCCAAATCCCAGTCTGGGATGGGTGGCTTGTAATCAGCAAAATCATCGCCAGTGATATGTACTGTTCTATCGGGAATTACGTTTGATAGGTCTTGCTCTTCACTTGGAATTGTGCCTTTTAAATGTTGTCCAGTTACCGTAAAGTACCTACCGTTTGGATAGGCCTCAAACCCAATCGAATGGTCAACGTGGGCAGACTTTAAATTACCCCTTGTAAATATCTTTACACCAGTTCCTGATGGACTTACTTCCATATACCCATCGATGGATGTGGCAATTTGTTGCAGTGCAACATTTGTGAAACTCTTCAAATCTGCATCGTAGCAATCATCCAAGTCCACACCAATTAGATTATCTTCTTCGCTAAAGACAAAGCCAATTCCACTGAAATGATGGGGGTTTTTCTCATACGCAGCTTGGACAGTTAGGAAGTCTGTCCAGGTGCTTGGGTTTGTTGATGAGGCAGATTGCCCACTGGTTTGAACTGGTAACTTACTCCACTTTTTGTTACCCTCAGATCCCACTTCGGTATGATTCCACAAAACCCATCGTGGGATTTGCTTCAGTTCCATGGGTATGTTTGAAAAATTAACTGGTAATGCTGTTGGCTTTTGCATGGTTTCCTTTCTAATTTGTTACTAGTGTACAAGTTTTTTTAAAAAAGAACAACACCATTATCATTTTTTCACAACTGTTAACGTTTTTTCCATTTATTAAACATTTATGACACTCTGGAGATGACTGCAAGTTAACCGAAGTTAGCCGAAGTTAACGTATAGAGTACTAGTAGGATGGGTTGTACCCCTTACTTTGTTTATTTTTTTATTTTTTTAAAAGAATAAAATAAAATAAAGAAAAAGAGTAAACATACCCATACTACCCATCCTACTGGTACAAATTTAGGTTTATTTTTGGTAATGGGGCGAATTAATGCTATTTTTTGCATTAGTAGGTATAGAGGGGACAGTGTGTCGACAACATTGTTCTTGCTAGTATCAAGAACTTACCCTCCAATTTCAAATTATCATACTAGGATATCAAAATGCCAACAAACAACAATACCAAAAATGGTAGAATATCTAATATTCTTACTACTGTTAAAGCTCGAGCAAAAAAGAAAAATTTACCATTTAACTTAACTCAAATTTATCTAAAATCAATTGTCACAGATTCTTGCCCTATTTTTGGTTTTCCTTTAATGTGGGAAAGAAAAACTTCAAACACTCATCGAGCAGCATATTTTGATTCGCCGTCATTAGATAGATTAATTCCAGAAAAAGGATATGTTGAAGGAAATGTTGTTTGGGTATCTATGAAAGCAAATTATATTAAAAGCAATGCGACTTCAGAAGAACTTATTAAAGTAGCAGAATGGTTGAAAACTAAAGATTGTTAATTGATAACCTCAAAACCTAGGCTTTTTGCCATATGGCCAGCCCATTCCCTAAACTCTTCTCTCTTTTCATGGGTTTGCTCATCATTTGGATCCCATACTGCTTGGAATTGGAATTCACTGGTTGTTTTATCCAAAAACTCAATTTGCAGTAAATTACCATCTTTGTCATAAATATCAACGGGATAGACTTTTATCATAACTCTTTCGCCTTGTTTGCTTTATCTTCCCAATTGTCTTGAGTGCCATAATCCCCTCTAGATGCTCGCATACGCTCTTTTTGTCTGAACTGAGGCTCTACCATTAACCATGCATCAAAAGCGTCCTGGTACTCGATATAATCGGTATTAGGCACATATAGGGGATGATTGAGTCCTTGCACATCGATGGTATGTTCAATCACCGAAGCCCTTACCCACTTCTTGCCATTCCTTACTCTGTCCCTCGCGGCAATGAATCTGTTGTAAGCTTTTGTTTGTTCGGGATTTAGTTCAATCCTCTGTGTCATCTGATAGCCTTTCTGTGTTTAAATTATCGATGGAAATGGGTTCTCTACTAAGATGGTTTTTTAATTCAACAATTTTCTTTTCTGAGACTTGCATGATGTCAGCCAGTTCTCGGTTCTTTGGTTCTCGACCTAAGATTTGGGTGAGTGTGCGTTCGTTATATTTGAGTCGTTTGATTGCTTCCATGATGTTAACTGGAAGTCGAATCATATTGGATGTGTTGTCCAGTTCCCTACGCACACCTTTTAAGATAAATGGCTTGGCATAGGTGGCAAATTTAGAATTATTTTTTGGTTTCCAACGCATTGCCGCGGTGAGCAAAGCCGAGTTTCCAATGGCAACAATGTCCTCGACTGAGGCACTACCATGATTCCAGGCAGTCATCTGCCGAACCAAATAGACTACAAATCTAAGATTATGTGTGACTAATTTATTAAGGGCATCCTTATCGCCAGTCTGTATACGTTTGGCTAATTGATGTTCTTCTTGGGTAGATAATGGATCAATACCATACAAAGATTGTAGGTAATCACTTAAAACATCATTGTCAATCATAGAGTCCCAATTTGTTATATTGAGACTCTATTTTACCACATTATGAAATTTGTGCAATCCTTTCTCCAATCCATTTCATACATGGAACTGCCATACTGTTACCCATTGCTTTGTATCTTGGACCATCGGGTGACTCAAGTTTCTTTCTCCAAGGTATATTGGTGTAGTCATCGGGAAAACCTTGCAGTCTTTCACACTCAATCGGTGTCAATCGTCTGACTGCCATATTGGCAAATAACTGTTGGTCTTGAGTTGTTGATATGGTAAATGTCTTTTCATCGCTCCCAAGATATCCTTTACCACCATCACCACCACCCCCACGAATCTTAAAGGTGTGTGCAACGGCAGTTTGATTATCACCCATATTGGCACGAAGGGTAGGTGTTAACTCCTCAACAAACCGATTAGGTTCACCCTCACGTTTAGCAATGCCAGGCTCGAAGCCATAAGCCACTGCGTGTTTATCTACTGTCGTTAATGTAAACATCGGGTCTTCAGCATTACCAACACCTAAACCATTACCTTTACCATCATTATTTCTTGTCTTACCACCACCCTCGAATAACTGTGCTTGAGGGTGTATTGGATAAACAACGGCATGAGTAGTTCTTACATCACCCACATCAAATGTGTTGATGGTGTTAGCAATGCCATCATTCACCCATGTTTCGTGATCTGTTGTTGACTGTGCCCTACGAGACTTCCTATATGCTTCTTGCACAAAGGGCACATTGCCACCACCAGTACCCCAACGACTGGTAACTGTGGTGCAAGTGTCGCCCATTTCTTTCACTCGAGAGTCGTTTGGATGGTTTTCATACACTTTGGGTTCTAACACCAAACCACGACCATCATTTAAATCTTGGTTTCCGATTCCTTTGTAGTCTCTTGCGAGGAGTGTTCCGATAGTTGTATCCCCATTTGGAGAGCGACTTTCAATGCTTCGGGCAATTGCTTGCCCCTTACTTCTGCTCTTCGGAGGATTCCCGAGCAAGCTTTCGGGCTCAAATAGAACCTTGGATGCACCGATTGCGTCTCCAAGACATCCGACAACAAAGACTCTTCTGCGTCTTTGTGGAACTCCGAAGTGTTGAGCGTCCAACACTCGGTATGCGAACCCATACCCGAGTTCAGCCAACGCCCCGAGGAAGGAACCAAAATCCCGTCCTCCATTTGAACTGAGGACACCTGGCACGTTTTCCCATATGCACCATTTTGGCTTAAACTTGTCAAGAATTCCAATATAGGTGAGAGCGAGGTTGCCTCTTGGGTCTTCGAGTCCTTTTCTGAGTCCAGCAACTGAGAAGGATTGGCATGGTGTTCCACCAACGAGAAGGTCAATTGATTCATTTAAATTCCATTCTTTATATTTAGTCATATCCCCAAGATTAGGCACATTGGGATAATGATGTGCGAGTACTGCTGATGGGAAGGGTTCAATCTCACTAAATGCGACTGGATTCCACCCCATTTCATGCCAAGCAACTGTTGCTGCCTCAACTCCACTACATACAGATAAGTATTTCATACGATATCTCCAATTAATCGAAACTGTTTTTTAGGTAAAACACGAACCGAGTTATCCTCTAATATAAAAAAGATATTAGCATCACGAATTAAATAACAAGCAAATGTTTTCACATCTTTATCATTCGTGGCATATGCCTCCATCAATTCTCTATTATACCTACAAACTCGATCTGTTAATACTGTTTTACCACCAATAATGTTATCGGTATATGCTAAATTCTTAGCATTACAACTGAAAGCAAATGTCAAGCAAATTAGCATTTTATTCATAGTGCATTGTCTCTCACATATTGGCTTGAGTATACAATTTCAAATGACCATTTTGATGGTATCAAATAACTATCATGCAAGCGTAAGCGATCCTCAATCGCATCACTATCATCCTCCATCATTACCTTTTCTGTAATGCTGTGGACAATAGTCATACAATACTCATCCTTACCTTTTTTAAACAATCCAGTTTCAAAATTACCATACCAGACTTCAATCTTGGGCTTGGATTCCCATGCCAGGCTGACTGGTTCATTCCATAAATTGTTTTCTACCACATATGCAACTGCATCTTTTACTGTGTCAAATTTCATAATCGCTCCCATATTTGGTTAACTTCTACTTCACTATCAAAAATCTTATTATATATTTCAAATGTTGGATGTTTCGGTGTATCCACAGAAAACTTACCATATGTCACAAAGTTAGCAAATTGTTGGCAAGCCATTAATTCAAATTCACAATCTACTTTTTTGTCACACCCAACACATGGGTTTGGTGTCATAATCATTGCGTTTCCCCTTTAATTCGATTCTGCGTGCCACATACTAAACAACATTGGTCATAGTGTGGAGTTCTATCTTCACATGGAATACAGTCGCACCAGGCATCTGCTTTTAGTATATTGTTTTCAACGGCATCGTAAATGGCATACTGCCCACCTTTTTCATAAATCTCTAGTGCTTTTTCGTAGTTATTCATACTGCCTCCTTTTTTAATATTATATCGTGGTCACGATAGCAAAAACCAATAAGCCTATCCTCAATCCAAATATCATCGTCATACCACCAATGTTTTTCATCGGTATTATATTCCGCGGCATGGTTCTTTAAACCTTCTAATAAAACTTTTTTTGCTTCATCATGTGTCAAACCAATTGCCTCGAATGAAAAGTTTCTTGAATCATAATGTGCTACTGCGACTCGTTTCATATCAATGTCCTTCATAAAGTAAGTAATCCAAAATATCAGTATAAAAACTGTTCAATGAATATTCCTCATTGACAATCTCCACCAGTACATCCAATAGATAATCCACATTCAGATTATCGCTACCAATCCATGCTCGCATGGCATCCTTTGTAATTTTAGTATTCATTGCCATCCTCGTCTGTAATTGAATGCACATATGATTCTGTATTGGTTATTTTAAACTGCCTGGATAACAATCCATCAATACATATTAAACCTATGTTCATGGTGTTACGAATATCCCTTATTCCCAACTCGATATCGTCACTATATTCAGCGATATCACGACCATCGATTTCTACAATCAATTCAAATTTGTATATGTCTTTAATCATCATGAAATCCTTTTAAATGTGAAAGTATCATTCATAAAAAAATCAAACGAGTAAACTGCATTGACATTCATGTTGGCAACATTGTCTATTAATTCGTCCAAATCACCACTCTCACCATCGTTTTCAAATACTTCTAGTATTTCTCTAAAAGACATTTGACGATAATAATGATTGGTTTCATGCCAACGACCACTACACTTGACTATAAATTCCATATTACCTCCTTTGTTAAACTACATTAATAATGACATCAATCTAAGGATTTTCATACCAGGGAAAACCCTTAGTTGTTGCACTATTACAATTCAGCAGTAAATCCACATCGACCATTTTCTTGGATGCATTCAAAAATCTTTTTACCCAAGTAATACCGAGCGTACCATGCAAGCATGGTGCGAATCTCACCCTCATCAAAAGTCATACTGTACTTTTCTTTGTACCAGTCGTTGAGCATCTGATCATTATATCCATCATGGGCATCAAAAAATGCATCAAGATATTCTAAGTTTCTACCTAATGCAAATTGGCATTTTTCTAACCCATATTTGACATCGATTAAATTTTCTTTTTCAAAATAATAATCCACATAATTTGGTTCAGTATGAGTCACACCAAAAAAGTCTGCATCGGTTGATGACTGCACAGCAAACCAAAATTTGCCCTCTATATCGCCATGATAATAACGTCCCATTATTTACTCTCTTTCAATTTTTGTAAAACATCGTTTAACTGCGAAAATTCCTTCTCCCAGGCTTGGTTATGCTTAATTGCGTTATACCAATAGTCAATCAACATATCATCGAGCATACGTTTTTGTAAGTCAGTTAGTTTCATTTTAATCCTCCATGTAATCGGGTTCAACATCAATCACCTCTAAGTCATGGTGTTTCCAATCGTCTTTGGTGATATCAAATTCATTTAATGCTTCTTCTATTGCTGCTTCGTCATCAAAACCACCAACATAAATGGTTTTACGAATTACTACTGCAATGGTTACAGAATGCCCTATAACATTTCCATAATAACTCATTTGTTTTCCTCCACAATAATATCGTCTTGAATATCACCATTGGCATTTGCCCAATCAAGTTCAAAGCCACCATTGTCTATTTGCTCATACGCATCATCAATCGATTCTGCCTCAATTTCTGTAGTTAAAAAAATGGTTCTAGTTGCAACTATTCTATAGGTTGTCATACTGTCTGCTCCTTAAACTGTTTCATCCAGGCTTGCAAAACTGTTGATGCTTCTTTGCGAGTCATCTCAAACTCACGTTGTAAATAAGGGCAAGCACCAAACATATTGGTTTTACCACTATCTCTAAGTGCATCTAAATAATCAAAATACTCTTGCATTTTTAAATCTCCTTTTAAAGTGAATCATCAAAACCATACGAAAAATTAACATGATGTAACAACTCTACATCGGTATTTTTTAATCCATAATGCTCCCATGGATTAACTGCAAATCTCCCACATTCTGACATCATGGGATTGTAAATCAACGTGCCATTGATATTAAATGCATAGACTGGATTGTCATTGCAATTAGTGGATAACTCAATTAAGTATTTCATAAAACCTCCCATATAAAATTGATACTTCTATTGTGAATAAACTACTTACTAAAAACTACTAGGAAAAACCCTAATGTTGCCTGGAAACAACACAAGGGTTTGCCCTAATGTTTTTATAATTCCTCCATCATGGTGTACCAATCGTTACCCATTGCTTTTTTAACATATTCGATTGAACCGACTGATTTTGATGTGACTTGAAAACGTGACGGTATGATGTTTCCATAGTAGTCTGTAAATTGTTTTTTACCTAAGAGGCAATAACCATTGTCAATAGCATCCATCATGACGCGACCATATGAACCCTGGAGCGACCACATACCATCATTGATAGCACGTTGTATCGAGCGATAAAACTCTTCGTCCTCGATACAATCATCGTTTTCTATATTGTCGATATCTTCTACAGTAAACATTTTATAATCCTTTCACATCGATAATGGTTTGACGATTGATAGCACGATAACCCTTGTTTTGCATATCGTAAACAGTAATATACTCATTCGGATTTAATGTTGACTCACCCCCTTTTAAATGTTTTGTCACACCTAAGCGACAATTCATTACTCTAGTAGTGCCATCTTTTTTGGTGAAAGTCACAGTAAATATTTTTCCCTTACTGTTTAGGATTTTTTCTATATGATTCATTTTGTAAACTCCCAAGTTAATTGATTATCAAAATTAATAATCCAATAAGGCACTCTATGAATGCCTTATTAAGTATTAATCAACTACTTTTGTGACAACTTGAGTAGATTCTGAGAAAATTACTTGTTTATGTTCTTTATATTCCATGCAACTTTTATTGCTATAAAAATTAAATTCTGATAATGCAACTTCTTTATCTTTTGCAAAATAAATTGGAACTAAACAATCATCATCATTCACAATCATTACTGAGTACCATTTTTCCATGTTAACCCCTTAAATTAATTAATAAAATTTACTACTCTTTTATTTTCATGCATTGCAAGCATTTTTTATATAGGTACATACCCTATTAGGGTATACCCCAGGGGCTTTGAGATATTTTGGTTTTTCGTGGAATAACATAAAACCATAATCGATTTTAAGGGCATTTTTAGGCGTTTTGAGACGTTTTTTAACGACTTGGGGTAAGTGGGTTAGGACGTGTCTAATCGTTCAATACAAGCCGTTCTGAGAGTTAGGGTTTACCCTAATATAAATTCATTATTTTGGTGCGATCCAGATTTGTCAATTAGGGAAAACCCTTATGTTGTATTTATGCAACGGCCGAAAAAGTCAATAGGTGTTTACCCTAGTGTTGCCAGATCACCACACTTTTGTTGTCAATAGGTGTTTACCCTAATATGTTGTTTTTATGCAATTCCAGGCTGCACTAATATGATGCATCCACAATAAGGGGCTTTTTAGGGGCTTAGAGGCGTTTTTACTTGAGTTGGAACTAGTGGGTTAACCCATGTCTAATCGTTCAATATAGGGCATTCTGAGAGTTAGGGTTTACCCTAATCCAGGTGCACCAATATGGTGCTGAATTAGGAAGTCAATAGGGGTTTACCCTATGTGTTGTTTTGCTGCAACGATCTGGAATAGGGGTAAAAAAAACCCCTAGATAAACTAGGGGTTATAAAGTACTGCTAGGGTTTAAATTTATAGCATAGATTTTAATTCTAATTTTAATCTTTTAGCATCATCCCCTTTAAATGTACTAGCATTCGCTAAAAAATATCTTACTATTGATTTTCCATCATCATACATATACATATCATTAACGGTATGCAAATAAGTCATTGCTTGTAAATATGGTATCGCTCCAAAATATGGCTTTTTCCATGTGGATAATATCTCATATGCAATAGTATTCACTTGTCTTTTATCATTCATATTAAACCCCTAATCTTTTGGCATATTGTTTTAATTCATTATCATTTAATGATTCTAAAAAATCCCTTGATACTTTTAAATATTCACTTAAATAATATATACATTCATTACGATTAATAAATCCATTATCTTTATAATTCCAGTCCATAATATAACCCCTATAAATTAAATTAATAAAATGATTAATATAATATTAATCCTATAACCCACTATATTAATATAATGGATTATAAAGTAATATTAATACTTTTTAACTTTTTCAACAATAGTATTTACTTCATTATGTGTATAACATAATAAACAGTTTTTACATTGTTGACCAGTACAATTTTGTAATTCTATATATTCACTCTCTAATACATTATTAAATGTTTTATCAAAATATATTGGAGGTTTATCCATTACTTTTGATATTTTAGAATTAGAGTAAATCAAAATAAGATTACTAGGTTTATTTAATGGATTAGCACCAAAATATTTACTGATAATATCATTTCTTTTAGTCCATAATGCAAAATTAACTTTAGGGTTTTTAATTGCAATATTAACTAAATTAATTAAATGAATATCATTAATTAATTCCCCATGTGCATTAAATCGAAAATATAAATCCATTATTAATGGTAAATCATTATTAGATAATATCTCTTTAGATAATGCTTGAGAGTTTCGCTCTAATGGTGCTTGCATATTCTTTCTATAACTGTTTAGCATTGTGTGAGAATAACACTTAGTGCATATATTAGAATCGTCACCACTTGCATTTTGTTTAATACAATAGGGGTTTGTGACGGTATTACTAGATATGGATTTAAATCCGTCAAGTTTACCCGTCATTTTGCTAATATGAATTGTTGATATTTGCATATTATTTAACCCCCTTTAATGGTTTGTTGATTTTATTCTTTAGAATAAATAAGTTATATTGCCATGCCGTATAGAAGTAATGTACTTGATTGTTATATCTAATTGAATACATAATTTAAACCCTTTATATTTAATTAATTAATAAAAGACTACATATATATTATCGTCATTTATTGTATGTAATTAGATAGGGATAAACCCTAATATTACTAATAGTTATTAATAATGCATCCTTTATAACACGCACCATTATGGTGCAAATCGAGATAATTAAAAGTTAATAGTAAACCCCCATAATCTATTAAAACGTCTTATACGCTCGTTTAATGCCCTTAGAATTGATTATAGGTTTAATACTCTATTCATACGGTAAAGTGTAGTATTTACGCCATATCACCACCCCACCATATCGCGTGTGCGTAAATACAACAACACAGGGTTTACCCTTATTGACTTCCTGGTTTTGTATTAATACAACAACATAGGGTTTACCCTTATTGACAGTCTGGCTATGCACCATATTGGTGCGCTGGTGTTGCAGCAATACAACAACATAGGGTTTACCCCTATTGACAAGCCAGGATTGCACCACTATGTTAGTGAATACTCACTTCGGCCTGGCTATGTGAGTGAGTGCTTACTTCGCATCCCACATGGTGAAACGGTTTGCCACATTGCAGCATAGGGGGCTTTTTTATATGCCAATCACCCCTTTTTGAGCCTCCCCGGCAGGCTGCGGCCCGGGGGGAGCCCAAACCACAAGTTATTACAAATTCCCAGATTTTTTTATTTTTTTGTACCCATACAATTTGTACCCCTTACGTGAAACATTGCGTGAAACATTATTGCTCTAACATATTGATTTGTAACCAGATAAAAAAAGTCGTGTACCAGTAGGATGGGTAGTATGGGTCTATCTGTGTTTTTTTTTTTTTTTTTTTTTTTTTAAAAA